GGCTTTGACGGATCAACTGGTGCAACAGGTCTAGATGGAGCTACAGGTCTTACTGGTGCTACTGGATTCGATGGGGCAACTGGCTTTGACGGATCAACTGGTGCTACAGGTCTAGATGGAGCTACAGGTCTTACTGGTGCTACTGGATATGACGGAGCAACAGGCTTTGACGGATCAACTGGTGCAACAGGTCTAGATGGAGCTACAGGTCTTACTGGTGCTACTGGATTCGATGGAGCAACTGGCTTTGACGGATCAACTGGTGCTACAGGTCTAGATGGAGCAACTGGTCTTACAGGCGCTACTGGCTTTGACGGAGCTACTGGCTTTGATGGGGCAACGGGAGCTACAGGTCTAGATGGAGCAACTGGTCTTACAGGCGCTACTGGCTTTGACGGAGCTACTGGCTTTGACGGATCAACTGGTGCAACAGGTCTAGATGGAGCTACAGGTCTTACTGGTGCTACTGGTCTAACTGGAGCGACTGGTCTAACTGGAGCGACTGGCATAGGTGCTACAGGTCTAGATGGAGCAACTGGTCTTACAGGCGCTACTGGCTTTGACGGAGCTACTGGCTTTGATGGGGCAACGGGAGCTACAGGTCTAGATGGAGCTACAGGTCTTACTGGTGCTACTGGATTCGATGGAGCAACAGGCTTTGATGGGGCAACGGGAGCTACAGGTCTAGATGGAGCTACAGGTCTTACTGGTGCTACAGGTCTTACTGGTGCTACTGGTCTAGATGGAGCTACAGGTCTAACTGGAGCTACAGGCATAGGTGCTACAGGTCTAACTGGTGCTACAGGTCTAGATGGAGCTACAGGTCTTACTGGTGCTACTGGCATAGGTGCTACAGGTCTAACTGGTGCTAGTGGTTCTACTGGTTCATTCAACGGCAACTTAACTGCAAATCTCAACGGCTATCAATATTCTATTAGTAATGTTGCAAATGTGTCATCAAATTATTTTGTAGGTGACGGTGGTAACTTAACAAATGTTATAGCATTCACATCTAATGTAGCATCGGTGAGTAATAACCAAGAATATCGTCCTCTATTAGCTACTAATACTAGTGGTAATTTAGCTCTAAAAGCTAGTACAGGTATCAGTTGGAATCCTAGCACATACGCACTAACTGCCGGTAAAATATCATTAGGCAGTGGCATTGGTGCACAGGGTATCACTGGTATCTATGCTTATGGTGCTAACACAGCTTGGCAAGTTCAATCACAAAATGGTACAGGCACAGATGCATTGGGACAAGAGATTGGTCGATTCGGTTCAGAATATTACAACGGATCCTCTACTTTCTGGGATAGTTATGTATCTTATTATCAAGGTTCAGGTGCTAATAGCGGCTGGTTAAAAATCAATGCAGCAGGTAGCAGTGTAGCTAATGTCAGTGGCACAGGAGTTAGTGTTACTGGTACATTAAGTGCTACTGGAAATGTTACAGCAAGCGGTATTGGTTCTAATGTTATTCGTAGAGCGTTTGGATTAGTAGCCGCTGATACTTATGTTACATTAGATGATATGCAAGCCAGAGTTACAAGTGGTTCAAATCAACTTTCTCTATTACTAACAACTGGTAGTTGGCAAGGAACAGGTTGGACTGAAACATACACAAGTGGTTCACTATCAATACAAAATTGGGTCAACTTGCCACTAAGTACAGGCTATGATTTTGCTAGTGGAGCCATGAATAGTCAAGGTAACGGCTGTCGCTGTGTTATTAGTGACCAAACACCAAATGCTAAAGTATATGAGATTACTGTAGTACGTAGTGGTACAACTGGTAGTCAGTGGAATATCAGCATTGAACGATTAGTGTAATAAAAAAGACTCTTAGGAGTCTTTTTAAAATAAACAAAAAGACCTAGTAGGAATACTAGGTTTTTTATTGGCTATTCAATAACTAACTAAATAAATGAAATACATTTCAAAGGATAATAAATGTCAGAAAAATTTAGATTTCATATTTTAGGATTACCGCATACTGTAACAAGTAAAGAATACAATGCTTGTGCTTACACGCAAAAAGTTGTTAAGTTTGGAAAGATGATGAAAGCACGTGGACACGAAATCATTCATTATGGACATGAAGATAGTGATTTAGTATGTGACGAACATGTAACGGTCATTACCAATGAAGATTGGAAAATAGCGTATGGTGATTATGATTGGCGTAAGAACTTCTTTAAATTTAGTACAGATGACCATGCTTACAAAACGTTTTATGCTAATGCTATTAGAGAAGTAGGTAAACGTAAACAAAAAAATGATTTTATTTTACCTTTTTGGGGTAGTGGTACTCGGGCTGTATGTGATGCTCATCCTGATATGATTACAGTAGAGCCGGGTATTGGATATGCTGGTGGACATTGGGCACGTTGGAAAATCTTTGAGAGTTATGCCATCTATCATGCATATTATGGACTTAGTGCTGTAGGTACATGTAAACAAGATTGGTATGATGCTGTTATTCCTAACTATTTTGATCCAAATGATTTTGAGTTCAAAGAAGAAAAACAAGATTACTTTTTGTTTTTAGGCCGTGTATATTCAGGTAAAGGTATTGATATTGCAGTACAAGTAACAGAAAAAATAGGTGCTAAATTAAAAATAGCTGGTCAGAATCCAGACAACTTAACCTTCCCTCCGCATGTAGAGTTTGTGGGTTATGCTGATGTAGAAAAACGTAAAGAGTTGATGAGTAATGCCAAGGGAGCTTTTGTTGCCAGTATGTATGTAGAACCATTCGGTGGTGTACAGATGGAATTATTATTCAGTGGCACTCCTACTATTACAACTGATTGGGGAAGTTTTACAGAAAATAACATTCATGGCTACACAGGTTATCGTTGTCATACATTTGACCAGTTTGTATGGGCGGCAGAAAACATTGGTAGAATTGATCCTAAAAACTGTAGAAAGTTTGCTGAAAACTTTACTTTAGACAAAGTAGCACTAATGTATGAAGAATACTTTCAAATGGTAATGGATGTACATAAAGGTAAAGGCTGGTATCAACTTCATAACGACAGAGAGAATATGGATTGGTTGAAGAAAGATTTACCGACTTTTCCAAATAGAGATGTTGTTGTAACTAAAACAAGACGCATTACTGATAGAGAATTTTTAGAGTACGGTATCAGTAGATTACCAGTTGATTGTAACTTTTTAATTGTGGGTGCTATGGATGGCATAAAACATGATGGTGTTACTCCTTACGTAAGAAAAAATAAACAGTGGTCTGGTTTACTTGTTGAACCAGTCAAAGATCAATATCAAAGACTAACACAAAATTTCCCTGGTCATGATAAATTACAATTTGAAAATTCAGCTATTACAAATGAAAATGGAACACAAGAAATAAAAAGAATTCCAATTGAATACGTGGGTAAACAAGTACCTGATTGGGCAGACGGTATTAGTACATTGAAAGATGGTGTAAGTTTGATTGATAATTATCAACAATACATTGTCAAAGAACAAGTTAACTGCATAACTTTTAGTACACTAAAGGAAAAATATTCTATTAGTAAAATAGATTTGTTACAGATAGATTGTGAGGGATATGATTATGATATATTCAAACAAATATGGGATGAAGGATTTAGACCTACTGTAATAAAAATAGAAGTAAAAAACTTACCTAAAGAAGATACTCAGACAATAAATCAACTGTTAACGTCATATGGTTACGATAACAGGTTAGATGGCGATGATTTTATAGCAATATTGAAATAAGGGATAACATGAGTGACATGGTAAAGCATATCACAGGGTATTCAAACAATAAAATGCTCAAGGTAGTATTCTTCACATACAACGGTTGGGCATTTGGTACAATACACCATGCCCTATGTAAAGAACTATTCAAACATAATATCTATGCTAATGTATTAGATTGGACAGCTAAATACTCCGATGATGAATACAAACTACTAGACAAAACATATGATGTTTTTGTAACTAATCCAGAAGCAGTATTACACCTTTATCATAAGGGTATACCACTCAAAAAAATAGTAACAATAGCACATGAACAATGGGATCTACTATTAGCCAAACGTGATAGTGGTTTAGAGTTTTTCAATGAAGTTAGAGAGTTTGCAGTAATATCAGATATTTTAGTAACAAAATCTGAAGAATTTGGAATAGCACGTAAACCAAAGATTACCCCTCTTGGTATTCATTTTGATATGTTTGTATCAGACATTCATCCTGAACTAAAAATATTAGGATATGGGGGACACAAAGAAACTCTCAACTTTTTTGGTGTAGATAGAAAAAGAGGTCACTTGGTAGAAAAAGCAGTAAATGATATTGAAGGGATACAATTGACAGTTCACGGATACTACAATCATTTATGTATGCCTAGCTATTACAAAAACATAGATGGATTGATAATGTCTTCATTAGAAGAAGCAGGTGGATTACCTGCTATGGAAGCAGCCGCAGCCGGCAGATTAGTATTAGGTACTCCAGTTGGTTATTTCAAACATAACGCCAGTAAAGGTGCAGGTGTTGAATTACCGTTAGATGAAGAAACTTTTGTACCTAAGATTAAACAACATCTAATGTACTATAGAGATAACCCCTCTGAATACAGACAAAAATGTCAATCAATACAACAATTTGCTAGAGAAAATTATGACTGGTCTAATGTTATCAATTATTGGATAGAAGTACTTGAAAAATAATATTTTTTGTAATAAATACAAAAAAGATATTAAATAATGAGCAATACCCCATCACTAGTAAAAAATCCCTACACTAAAACAGTCTTCAAAACTGATAAAGAACTACAGGATTTTATCAAATGCTGTGACCCGGATACAGGTTATCTATATTTTATGGATAACTTCTTTATGATACAACACCCCACTAAAGGCTCAATGGTCTATCACCCTTGGGCTTATCAAAAACGATTGATAGAAACATACCACAACTATCGCTATTCAATTAGCTTGATGCCTCGACAATCAGGTAAGTCAACTTCAGCCGCAGGATACTTACTTTGGTATGCAATGTTTGTACCCGACTCTACTATTTTAGTTGCGGCACACAAGTATACTGGTGCTCAGGAGATTATGCAACGTATTCGTTACGCATATGAAAACTGTCCTGATTACATCAAAGCAGGTGTAACTACATACAACAAAGGCAGTTTAGACTTTGAGAACGGAAGTCGTATTGTATCAGCAACAACTACTGAAAACACAGGTCGTGGTATGAGTATTACACTACTCTACCTAGACGAGTTTGCATTCGTTAGACCAAGTATTGCTAAAGAGTTTTGGACAGCTATTACTCCTACATTGAGTACTGGTGGTAAAGCTATTATTACAAGTACACCAAACAGTGATGAGGATCAATTTGCGTTCATCTGGAAAGGTGCTAACAAAACTGAAGATGAGTTTGGTAACACCACAGAAGTAGGAGTTAACGGGTTCAGAGCATACAGAGCGCATTGGAGTGAACAACCTGGTAGAGATGATAAGTGGGCGGCTGAAATGAAGTCACAGCTAGGTGATGATCGTTTTAACCGAGAAATTGGTTGTGAATTTATTATTGCTGATGAGACACTTATCAATCCTAATACATTACTAATGATGGAAGGCATAGAACCTGTCAGTCGTCAAGGACAAATACGCTGGTATCAACAACCAGTAAAGGGTAATATCTATTGTGTAGGACTAGACCCAAGCTTAGGTACAGGTGGCGATCCAGCGGCTATTCAAATATTTGAGGCTACTACAACAACTCAGATAGGTGAATGGAAACATAATAAAACTGATATTCCTAATCAAATTAAACTCATAGCACAAATTAACAAATACATCAGTGAATGTACAGGTGAACCAAACAACATCTATTACAGTATTGAATGTAATGGGATAGGGGAAGCCGCTATCATATCACTAAACGAATACGGGGAAAACAATATCCCTGGCATCTTTATCAGCGAAGTGGGTAAACATCGTAAAGGCTTCAATACAACTAATAAGAGTAAACTAGCAAGTTGTGCCAAGTTCAAAACACTGGTTGAAAGTAAAAAAATGACTGTAAATAGTCGTAGTCTTATCAGTGAACTAAAAGCATTTATTGCCCATGGTGGTAGCTTTGCGGCAAAGATCGGTGATACAGACGATTTGATTATGGCTACTTTATTAGTAACCCGTATGCTACAACAACTAACAGATTATCACTATGATTTGGAATCACATATCAGAGACCATGATGAATACATCGCCCCGTTGCCGTTTTTTGCTGTTTTGGGCGGCTAATTATTATTTCAGTACAGATAAATACTAATTATGATAGATAAAAAGCAAAAAACGTTCAACCGTCAACTATTTGACCTTTTAAGTACAAGAGGATACAGTCCTGTATCATTAGATGTATCCGGTGATCCTATTCCTGTTCCTGAACAAGCGGAAGTTATTCAATTTACATTTACCAATGACGGAAAAGACTATGGTAAAGTTACAATATCAATGGAAAACTCACAACTAATTATCTATTTTAGTGATGCGGTAGCTGATAGCGATAAAGAACCAAATGACGGAGAATCTTGGTATCAACTACTAAATTATTTGAAAAAGTTCGCACAAGCAAGACAAATGAGTTTTAAACTTAAAAATTCAAGTCATCTAAAACATGATATGGCCAAAAGGGATTATATGAAAAAACAAGACAACTTAGCAGAGGGTTACTACCCAATGGGTAAAAAAGCAAGTTACAGTGATGCTGTACCTAGTGTAAAAATTGTGTTACAACACAGTCGTCAAATTGAAGAAGGTGAACAACGTTATCGCAATGTTGAACGTATCTTTTTAGAAAACACTGATGGTGAAAGATTCTTAGCACCTACAACTAAGCCAGGCATCGCACGTGTCTATGCCCGTCATATTGCTGAAGGTGGTAAGCCACATGATGAACGTTGGAATCATATTAACAGCTTATGCGAAGAATACAGTAAGATGGCAGGATTCGTTCGTGCTACTCGTAATGGTCAATTCAATGAGTCAACACAGCAACTAATCAGTGAAGGTGTCGCACACTATCAATCACTACGTGAATCATTGAGTAAGATGGCTGGTCAACGTGGTTACAACGCATACTTTGAAAGTTGGACACCAGCATTGATGGAAGATGATAGTGATACAAGCAACATCAATGAACTATTTGTACAAGAAACAGTTGACCCACGTATTGAAAGTGTTATGCCAATACTAAGTAAGCTACGCAAGAAAGTAGCTGAGATGAAAGAAGTTAGTGCATTGAGTGAATGGGCAGATACAATCATTGAAGGTGATGGCGGACAAGAAGCATTGAACCCTATCGCTATTCCAGAAGGTGAAGCTAACTTGGCTAAGGCAATAAGCTCATTAAGAAGTGGTTGGTATCAAGAGGATTCATACGATCCTAACATAGAACATTGGGAATATGATGACCGTGAAGGCGGTTATTATGCCAGCGGTAGTATTGAACACAATTTGAAGACTGGTGAGATTGAAATTCATTTCCATGATAGTGAAAGTGATGAAGATATTGACGGCGTATTCCATTCTGTTGGAGAAGCTATGAACGCACTAAGAGGTGGCTATCCAGGTAGTCACGGTGGTAAAGCACAAAACTATGATTCACTCGCAAATAAAACTTTATTCACCCCTGATGATGTTTACAAGACTGACAGAGCAGGTAAAAAAGGAACATTAAGTAAAGCACGTATGGACACTATGAAGGCAAGTAGTCCATACACCATGCGTGGTGGTCCTAAAGGTGTATTACCAGAAGGTAACATGCCAGCAATTCTCCCAGAAAATGAGCTATATATTCCAAATAGTGATAAAATGTCAAATGATGAACGACATAAAGCTATTATGGCAAAACACCCAGAAGCTAAACGTGGTAAAACACCGGGCTCATACAAAACTAAAGCAGGTAACTTAGTATCTGGTATCAGAGGTGTACGTAAGATAGCTGAAGATGATTTACATATTCCTGGCAGTGATAAAATGTCAAATGATGAACGACATAAAGCTATTATGGCAAAACACCCAGAAGCTAAACAAGGTAAAACACCGGGCTCATATAAAACTAAAGCAGGTAACTTAGTATCTGGCATTAGAGGTGTACGTAAGGTAGCTGAAGAAGAAGTTGATGAAAGCGCATTACAAGCATATTTGGGTGACAAGAAGTATGGTAAAGATGGTATGGATGCATTACGCAAAGCAGGTCAAGACCATGCTAGTGAAAAGAAAATGCAAAACATTCGTGCCAAATACAGTAATAAAGAAAAAGAAGTTGATGAAGGTTTAGATGCTAATCAAAAACGTGCAGGTCAATTAGGCCCAACATCAAAGGTTAAGAATAATAATATCGGTAAACTAGTTGGTGCTAATGAGGCGTTTGATCCACTAAAGCATATTGCTAAAGATAAGCAAACACCTGACATAAAGAAGGCAGCTAAAGATGTAAAACGTGGTAGTTACACTGACCGTGCGGCATTGATGAAAGCAGGCGGTGTCAAAGACGACCGTGGACCTGTACGTGAAGGTCAAGACGATTTAGACGCAATACTACGAATCGTAAAACGCTAAACATAAATGCCCGTCAAAGGGCATTTATTTTGGGTAACCTATCTATTGACAAATAAGACTAAACCTGCTATCATATCTAAATGATAGAAAGCCTAATCAATTACATTGGTCATAAATCCAAAATTGTAGAACAAGTATTGGGTAACCTACCTAATCAAATCAATGGTACCTTCTATGACTTATTTGCTGGCAGTTGTGTTGTATCACTAAACGCACCTTACAGTAAGATCACCTGTGTAGAGAAAAATCAACACTTATCTAATCTCTACAAAGATATCTCTGACCCAATATTTCATGCTACACTTACAAACTTTCTTGTAACATACAACCTAACTAACAGTAGTACTACACCCAGAAGTCAATACTTGAAACAACCGGGTATTGGTACAGTACAATGGATGGGTAAAACTATTCCCAATCTACACTTAGATAAACTAAATGAACCGGGCTACAAACAAGTATTGACTGACTTCAATACCAATAAGTTCACGGGAATAGAACGTAGTATCGCATACATGGTGGCAACTATTTATGGAAGAAATAGTTCGGTCAATACCAAAACTGATGGCACACTAACTGGTGGAGTAGGTCCATTAGATTACAGTATCAAATGTAATAAGAAATTCAATGACCACAAAACTGTATTAGCACAAAATCGTCATACATTTATCTGTGATAGTTATGAGAATATCAAACCCACAAGTGATGACTTTTGTTATTTTGATCCTCCATACTTGGCAAGTAGTTTTCACTATCAAGGATGGGATGAAGTTGAAGAAAAGAAATTATTAAACTACATTGATAACTTACCATGCGATTGGGCATTGAGTAATACTTTTTGTAGCGGAACTAAGGTAAACAATATTCTTAAAGAATGGGCACAAGACAAAACAGTTATTTACATTAATAAGAAATATCGTAAATGGGCGAGTAGTAACGGAGCTGAACTTACCAAACGCAACAGTAAAACTAATGAAGAAGTACTGATATTGAGTAGGCCTTTCACTAATACAAAATTATTTGGAAATGGCTTATTTGAGCAGGAAAAAAGTAATTTACCCGTAACAGGACTAAATACTATTGACGGATCGCAGTAAGTGTGTTACACTTACGATTCGTTAGTTACATAATTATGTGTAGCGAATATAAAACAAAGACCATCTTAATGAAATAAGGAGAAAACATTATGGCCTCACTAGCAGATATTCGTGCCCGTATCGCGGCACAAGAAAACAAAACAACAACCAAGGGTTCTAACACCCAAGCAGATAACGCAATCTACGCACATTGGAATATGGACGAAGGCACAACAGCCACATTACGTCTATTGCCTGATGCTGATACAAACAACCCATACTTCTGGATTGAACGACAAATCATTAAACTTCCATTCAACGGAGTCAAAGGTGATTCAAACATTAAGAAAGTTGATGTTCAAGTTCCTTGCGTTGAGATGTGGGGAGATAGTTGCCCAATTCTAAACGAAGTTCGTCCATGGTACAAAGATGAAACTCTCAAAGAGTTAGCAAACAAATACTGGAAGAAACGTAGTTACTTGTTCCAAGGCTTTGTTCGTACAAACCCAATCGGTGATGACAAACAACCAGCAAATCCTATTCGTAGGTTTGTTATTAGTCCACAAATCTTTACTATCATCAAATCAAGTTTGATGGATCCTGAGTTGGATGAATTGCCAACAGACTACGTTCGTGGTCTTGACTTGAATATTAAGAAAACAAGTAAGGGCGGATATGCTGATTACAGTACAAGTACATGGAGTCGTAAAGAAACACCATTGACACAAGCTGAACAAGAAGCTATTGAAGCTCATGGATTGTTCAACATGGCTGACTTCTTGCCCAAGCGTCCCGGTGAAGCAGAACTCAAAATCATTAAGGAAATGTTTGACGCAAGTGTCGACGGCAAGCCTTATGACTTAGAGCGTTGGGGTGCATATTACAAGCCATATGGTTTGGAAGCTCCGGCTGGTTCAGCACAGGCAGCACCAGCACAATCAGCTCCTGCTCCAACAGCTAAGCCAGTAGTAACAGAAACAGCTCCTTGGGAAGCTGACGCAATGGAAGCTGCCGAATCAATTAAAATTCCAGCTACACCTTCTACATCAAGTGACAAAGCCACTGACATTTTGGCAATGATTCGTGCCCGTCAAGCTAAGTAAGCTAAAGGGGCTTCGGCCCCTTTATTAAGGAACACAACCATGACTACCTCAGAAGAACGATACCGTGCCCTTAAGCAAGGTAAAAAACTATTGGAAGAGTTATGCGATCCTGGCAAGACACCTAGAGTGCCAAGCATTATTAGAGACAAAGCAAGGGCCGCATTACGACACTATCCAAATGAATACGATTTAGAACGTATTGCAGACAAATGTCCAGATATGCTTGACAAACAAACATTTAGTGTATATACTAACGGCATACATAAACAATAAAGGAATAATAACATGGCTAAGAAATTAAACAAACTAGCAAAAGTAAATGAATCATTTACTGTTAATCGTTATGATAACGGCTTTATGATTGAAGTCGGTGGAAGAGACAAAGAAAACGATTGGAAGACTTGCAAAATTATGTGTAGTACAGAACAAGAACTTTTTGATGTAATAAAAGAAGCATTACTAATGGAAGTGGATAACTAATATGGCCAAGCCATTTGATATATCAAAATTTCGGAAAGACATTACTAAGGCAATTGATGGTCTTAGTATCGGATTCAACGATCCCACAGATTGGATCAGTACAGGTAATTACGCACTCAACTATTTGATAAGTTCCGACTTTAAAAAAGGTGTACCCTTAGGTAAAGTAACAGTATTTGCTGGTGAATCAGGTTCAGGTAAATCATTCATCTGTAGTGGTAACTTGGTTAGAAATGCACAAGAACAAGGTATCTACGTTATTTTAGTTGATACTGAAAACGCACTAGATGAAGCATGGCTTCACGCACTTGGGGTAGATACTAGTGAAGATAAACTATTGAAACTCAACATGGCAATGATTGATGATGTTGCTAGAACTATTTCAACATTTATGAAAGACTACAAAGCATTAGCTGAAGGTGAGCGTCCTAAGGTATTATTTGTGATTGACAGTCTTGGTATGTTAATGTCACCCACAGAAGTAAATCAATTTGATGCAGGTGAAATTAAAGGTGATATGGGACGTAAGCCTAAAGCACTTAAAGCATTAGTTACCAATTGTGTAAACATGTTTGGTAGTTGCAATGTTGGATTAGTTGCGACTAATCACACTTACGCAAGTCAAGATCCATATTCTCCTGACCCAATCGTATCAGGTGGTTCAGGCTTTGTTTACGCTAGTTCAATTTTAGTTGCGATGAAAAAACTCAAACTAAAAGAAGATGAAGATGGCAACAAAACAACAGAAGTGTTAGGTATTCGTGCTGGATGTAAAATTATGAAAACACGATATGCTAAACCTTTTGAAGATATTCAAATTCAAATTCCTTATTCTACTGGAATGAATCCCTACAGCGGATTCTTTGACTTGATTGAAAAACGAGAACTAATCAAAAAAGAAGGTAATCGTTACGCATACACTGACTTGTCCGGAGAAGTTCACAAATATTTCCGTAAAGAATGGAATAAAAATGAGAACGGAATTATGGATTTGGTTATGTCTGAATACCAAGAAAAAACTAAACCAGTGATAAGTACTGTAATGCCTGAGGAGGAGGGTACAGAATGAGTTTAGATTTTGTTGCAGAAGTTTGGGATGCACTACGTACACATATTGATTTCAATGAACGTAGTGACGCCGCAGATACATTAATCAATTTACTAATTGATAATAATTATGAATCCGACGATATCAAAAGTGTGTTCAAGGGTGACAAGGAAATGCTAAGTGCATTGAAAGGTTACACGGACCAACATGATACAGAAGATGATAATGAAGATTATGAAGAAGACGAAGACCAAGACGATTGGAACTAAATGAAAATCAAAGAATTTTTACTGGATGTAATAATTCATAGTCATTTATTTGAAATGGCAGAGCATAGAAAAGACTTGCTACACAAAGTTGATTCATATGCTTATCAAATTGATACACATCTTTTGAAAATTCTTATGTATGGTAAAGTTGCGGATTACAGTCATTGGTGTAGTGAGTTGAATGCATGGATAAAAACTATTCAAGCAAAGAAACTAAAAGGCAGTAAAAAACGTTTATCAGAAGATGATTACATGAAACAACTATGGGAAAGTCTACTTGAAAGTGTAGAAGAAGTTCAATCACATATGGAAGATATTGATAAAGAATATTCGTCATTACACAAAATGATTAATTACGATCCCGCGGTAGTTCATAAACAACTTTATGAAATATTACGTAACGTATGTTATGATATTTCACTTGGTAACTTTACTGATATTAGGAAATATTTATGAGCTGGTATACACGTATTACACAAAACTTAGGTGTAATACCTGATTTCATTAGTCATTATGAAAATGAAATGCTTTCAGCTAAAAATGATGTAAAGGTATACGGCAATGTTGAAAAGAACATTGCTGGACTACCCGGAATCACAGAACAACGGTTCAATCAACTACAAGAAATTGAAGCGGTATTGAACTATTTGAATATCAAGTTGAGGCAAATTCGCCGAAAACATTTTCAAAAATACCTAGAGGCGTATAATAGAGCATTGACAAGCCGTGATGCTGAAAAGTATGTTGACGGTGAGGATGAAGTTATTGATTTTGAAACACTTATCAATGAAGTTGCACTATTACGAAATCGTTGGTTGGGCATCATCAAGGCATTAGAATCAAAAAACTTTATGTTGGGCCACGTGGTTCGTTTGAGAACTGCTGGTATGGAAGATATTAGAATTGACTAACAATATTATGTCACAAATGCAAACAGTTACTTTAGGTAGTTTATCATCAGGTAATATTCACCCATCAATATCATTATCTCCTAGTATTAATAATATTAGTATTAATAGTGATGATAATATCAATAATTTACTACGAAGCCTACGTAGTAGTGAATATGTAAAACGCTATGAGGTAATTGAAACTACCGAAGATGTATTAGCATTAAGTGTGGCTTGGAAAAGATTACGTTCTACCCCAGCAAGTTCACCATTTATTAGGTCATTATTAGATAATGATTTATTTAGACAAATAGAAGAAAGTGATAGAATCCGTGCTAATGAAATAAGAGATTATTTCAGTAAAAAGATTATGCTATGGTCACTAAAAGGAATACTATTATCTAAATATCGTACAGATTTAAATAAGTTTATTCACGGTGATAGTAAAAAGGTTACTGAAGAATTACTACCTATTGTTTATCGCTTACCTGAATTCTATGATTATGATATTCAATTTGATAATTTCAAACAAGATGTTAAATTAGAAATAACCAATTTCAAACATATTACTACCCATCAAAAGATTACCACATTGAAACCAATAACAAGTTTCTACAAAAGTAATAAAAGAACAAAAAGATTTGAATATTGGTTAAGTGATAGTAATGATAATGCTCATATGATTACCATTGAACCTAGAAACCCATTGAAACATATTTGGGATAAAATGTTTACAGATAATCATTTACGTATTGAGGCCGCATATGCTCCTAAACAATATGACGATTTACAATATTATCAGTTACTAAACTGGAAGCTAGCCTAAATTTGACAAGTAATGGACATTGTGCTACAATGTATTCTTATTCAGTTGAAAGGCTTTTATGGGATATCGTGTTGTTGCTGATAGTTATCTGATGGATCAAATGCGTACCAAGTATGGTCCACGTAAAGGCTTAGAAGGTCCCTTCAATTTCAGCGGCCGAGTGTTGTATTATGACAACAAACAAGGCCAGTACTATGACCCTCGCTCCGACTTTTACATAGAGCAGGATGAAATGAACGAAATTCACGCACAATTGATAGCCAAAATTTGACAATAAATGGGTATTCTGCTACAATAGAATCTTAGACAGTAAAGAAGAGGACTAGTAAATGACTACAGAATTCAAATCTTGGGACGAGTTGACACAATTAGAGCAAGCTCAATCCACATATTGGGATATGTACAAAGACGCTTATGGTGTTCGTCCTCGTGGTGTTGATACCAGTCACTGGACCCTTGATGATTTTGAAGCTGAGTTTGCAGTACTTGGCCAAGCTATTGAAGCCGAAGATGTGGCCCGCAAAGAGGCAGAAGCTACTGCAACTGTTGTTTTTGAGCAACGGATTCAGTCCCTTATTGAGTTGGGTGCTAAGGACCGTAGTACTGCTATGCGTTGGATCCACGAAGCTGAGGACACTAACGGTGATGATGACTACTTGGCTTGGACACTGGGCTTGCCTTATCAGTATTTTCGTAAAGCGGCATAATTTGACAAGTAATGGGTTTTGATGTACAATAGACACTTATTCAATTGAAAGGTCCACAATGTACGATATTGACACTTTTGTAAATAGCAACAAAGCTAACATTGAATTTGATGATAAGTTTGATTATGACGAGGACCTGTCACAAGCTGAGTTTGAAAAGTCAATCAAATTTGACAAAATTAATACACAAGCATTACCTGTATTAGTTTACGAATTGAATACTAAAGCAGTAGCTTGGTATGATATTGAAATGTTCATGGGCCACGCATAATTTGACAGTAAATGGGTATTGTGCTACAATACTATCTTGTTCAATAAATTAAGGGAATCAAAATGATTGCTACTCTTGCAGAGTTTATTCAAAAATGTGAAGTGTCCACTAACGAACAAATTTATGAAATGTTTGAACACAATTGTTCCGATGAAGTTAGGACCGATGTTTACTTTTGGGCCAACCCTAACAGTTCAGAACCTTTTCGTAGTGCTATGTACAATTTAGGGTTCACAAATTATTGACAATAAATGGGTATTGTGCTACAATACTTGTATTGAATCATTATCACACAGGGAAATAAATGTCTACTATTCGTATCTTGTCAGGTTCTTATCGTAAACAAGCAGTACATAATACTGAATTTACACTTGTCAAAGGTTATCAGACCGGTGCTAAAGGTGGTTATGTTACTGTAAAAAATGATGGTCAATTTAGTATCAACATTCCTGAAGTCAAGGTCCTTGTTGATGGTATCGAAAATATTCAATTTTTAAATGGAGAAACTGTGAATAACACAATTGAGTTTAAGGCAGAACATAAAGAAACTGATGAACAGGCAATGGACCGTATTGCTACACGTTTCTCGGTCCTTGATGAAATGTCACGTGCATGTATCAGTGGCGATATTCGTGCTATGATTGTAACTGGTCCTGCTGGTATCGGTAAAAGTCACGGTGTCAATCTGCAAATGGAAAAAGCAAGTATGTTTGACAAGCTTGCCGGTAAGAAAGTTCGCTTTGAAGTTGTCAAAGGTGCTATGTCAGGTATCGGTTTGTTCGCTAAGTTGTACAAGTTTAGTGATGCTAAAAACGTACTGGTGTTTGACGATTGCGATATCTGGGAAGATCAGGATGCAGTCAATGTGTTGAAAGGTGCATTGGATAGTGGCAAGACACGTAGAATTAGTTGGAATAAAGACAGTCGTATTTTGCGTGAAGAAGGTATCCCTAATAGCTTCAACTTCAACGGCTCAATCATTTTCATTACAAACAAATCGTTTGATGCTAAGAAGGCCGGCAAGATGCAACCTCACTTAGATGCGCTTCAGAGTCGTTGTCACTTTCTGGACCTGACAGTTGATACAGAACGTGACAAAATGTTGCGTATTAAGCAAGTGCACCGTGATGCTGATGGTGGCTTGTTTAGTGAGTATGATTTCACACAGGAACAAACTGATGAAATTATGTCGTTCATTGATACTAACTGCAACAAATTGCGTGAAGTGTCCTTGCGTATGTGTTTGAAGATTGCCGACTTAGTAAAGATTAGTGGCAACTGGCGTGAGCTTGCTAAGGCAACTTGCATGAAGGGATAACCCCTGCGGTGTGACGTAAGAGGCAATGTCAATAAGTCCTCTTCCGATAATAGGAGAACTTAGTTCTCCTTTTTTGCCATTATCTATTGCTTTCTCTGCACAAGTATTGTATAATAACTGAATGGATAACATAACCTTTATTGAACAACTAATTAGTTTTATGATTTCTAACCTTAATCTAGGTAGGAATGATGAAAGGTTCCTGAACAATTTAGAAAAACTTATTGCAAACAATAATAGGGTTACAACCAATCAAGTTGATTTAGTAAATAAACTTATTGAAAAATATCAAAAACAATTACATAAACATAAACTGTACACTACATTATTGTTACTATTGCCTTGGCAAACACCAATTGTACAAACTACAGAAGAATACACTTCAGCACATATTGGTATTGTAAATAACGATATCATATTGAAAACTCCCTACAACAAAAGTTTTATTACAGTATTCAGAACTGAAAGCCAATCTTGTTTTGTATGGGATCATATGAATAAATATTATATAGGTCCGTTAAGCACTTATTCATTGAAATTGGCAATAAATACAACAACAAAGTATTTCAATGAAGTAAAATACAGTAACAATGTCAAACAATTACTAAGTGACCTAGAAGAATACAATAACGCAAAATATTGGAATCCTACCCTTGTATGTTGTAATGGAAATTATCTGATAGCTTGTTCAAATGAAGCATTAGATGAAGCAATAAAACATATTGAATTGAACAACAATAGTAAAACATTAGCAGAATTAGTTAGATACGGAATAACTATCAATAGTGATATTCAATGTACAGAAGAAGAATATTTTGCGGCAAAGTTCAATAACAAAATAGAACTAAATGATATTTGTACTATTGTACCTTATCTAAAGAATATTGGTTGTGATTTTGTAAGTTTACAAGGGATAATCAAAAATAATCTATTACCGGATGTAGCACATCCTATTAGGTTATCACAAATTACTAAAATGCAAGAAACTTTGAGACAAGAATTGAACTTAGCAAATATCAAATACAATGTAAATAATGATTCATACACCGTTGTAAGTGAGTTATCAAAATACAATTTTCCAGTATTGATAAATTTTAGAAATAACAATAAAGCACATAATCCAAAACATTTAGCAAAAGTGATTACTGTAGTAAATAGTAACCCTGTACAATTGCAATTGAGAAACACAAATGATGAAACAATGTAAAATAATAGTAAACGATGAAGTTAATGTAAAGATTGAGGGTCTTGAATTAGCAGAACGTAAACAACTAATGAAGATGTTTGAATATGAGATACCCGGGGCACGATATTTACCTGCGGTCCGTCTAGGAAGATGGAATGGTAAGGTAAGTTATTTTAGTTTGGGAGGCAGTACATACATTAATTTACTTCCCGAAATACTTCCAATCATTGACAACGCAGGATATGATATTGATTTAGTAGATAACAGAGAATACACTACATCATTCAGTTTTGCTCAAGTGTCCGAGGATACATTCAAACATAAGAATTGGCCTAAAGGTCATCCCAAAGAAGGACATCCTGTAGAACTACGTGACTATCAAATTAGTATTGTAAATAACTTTTTAGAGAACCCACAGTCATTACAAGAAATTGCCACAGGGGCAGGTAAAACATTAATGACAGCGGCACTAAGTTACAGTGTAGAAAGTTATGGCCGTAGTATTGTGATTGTCCCGAACAAAAGTCTTGTAACACAAACAGAAGCAGATTATGTTAATTTAGGATTAGATGTAGGTGTATACTTTGGTGATAGAAAAGAATACAACAAAACACATACAATCTGTACTTGGCAAAGTCTCAATAATATGCTTAAGAAAACAAAAAGTGGAGAAGCCGAAGTAGATATTAGTGACTTCATTGAAGGTGTTGTTTGTGTAATGGTTGATGAAGTACACATGGCTAAAGCTGACGCATTGAAAACATTATTGACAGGGGTATTCAGTAAGGTACCTATTCGTTGGGGACTAACTGGAACTATCCCTAAAGCTAAGTTTGAATCACAAAGTATCTTTGTTA